CCGAGATGGTCTCGGCGCTGCGCGCGAAGCTCACCGAGCGGGACACCGTCGACAAGATCGGCGCACGCCTCACGGTGGCGCTGGTCGAGCTGAAGGCCACCCCGAAAGCGCGGCAGGCCAGCGGAGGGACGGGGAAGCCCCCCGCTGGCCCGTCCAGGCTCATGGGGCTGCGCGGAGGTGCCGGGGCGTGAGGCAGCTCGGGCTCGACGCGCTTTCCGCGGTCGCTGTCCTCTTCGCGCTCGGTGTCCTCCGCGTGATCGAGGCGGTGTCCCGGTGACGGCCCTGCTGGATGCCCCGGAGATCCTGGGCAAGGAGGAGCCGCGACTCTGGACCCGCCCCCTCCGCGAGCTCACCCCGGACACCACCCTCGGCTACGAGGCCATCGCGTTCGCCCGCGAGATCCTCGGCGTCGAGCTGCTCCCGTGGCAGCGATTCTGGCTCCTCCATGCCCTGGAGCTGCTTCCCGACGGATCGTTCCGTTTTCGGACGATTCTCACCCTTGTTGCACGTCAGCAGGGCAAAACCACGCTTCTGAAGATCGTTTCCCTGTGGGCGATGTACCTCGGTCACGCCCATCTCGTCCTTGGCGCCGCCCAGTCCCTCGACATCGCCCGCGAGTCCTGGCAGGGCGCCGTGGAGCTGGCCGAGGACAACGATGAGCTGGCCGCCGAGGTCGCGAACATCCGCCGCGCGAACGGCGAGCAGTGCCTCACCCTGACCTCCGGCGCCCGCTACCGCATCACCGCGGCCACCCGCGGCGCAGGCCGTGGCCTATCCGTCGACCTCCTGGTCCTCGACGAGCTCCGCGAGCACCGCGACTGGGCGGCGTGGGGTGCGCTCACGAAGACCACGATCGCCCGCCCGAACGCCCTCGTCGTCGGGATCAGCAACGCCGGGGACGACCAGAGCGTCGTCCTCAACAGCCTGCGCTCCGCCGCGCTCGCGGGTACCGACGAGACCGTCGGGATCTTCGAGTGGTCCGCCCCGGACGGGTGCGCCCTCGACGACCTCGACGCGATCGCTCAGGCCTGCCCCGGTCTGGGCCGCACCATCACGCTCTCCGCGATCCTCTCGGCGAAGGCGACCGACCCGGCCGCCGTGTTCCGCACAGAGCTGCTGTGCCAGCACGTCGGCGATCGATATGGACGGCTGGCGGGCCTGCGAAGACCCCAGCGGCACCCTCGGCGCCGTCAGGGACCGGGTCGCCGTATGCCTTGACGTCGCCCCCGATGGCCGCCACGCCACCCTCGCCGGCGCAGCGCTGCTCCCCGACGGCCGGGTCCGGGTCGAGATCCTCGCCGCCTGGGACTCCGCCGCTGAAGCCCGCGCGGCCGCCGTCCCGCTCCTCGAGCAGATCCAGCCCGCTGACGTCGGCTGGTTCCCGAACGGGCCCGCCGCCGAGCTCGGCCCGGAGCTGCGCACGTTCCGCCGCACCGGCCGGCTGGACCGGGCGAAGGTCGTGGACGACCGCGTGGTGGACACGTGGGAGGAGGAGGCCGCCCGGCTGGCGGGCGCGATGGAGCGGGAGGCGTGCCAGGGCTTCGCCGGGCTCGTGGAGGCCCGGCAGCTCGCGCACCCGAACGACCCGCTCCTGAACGCCCACGTGGCGGGCTCGACCAAGTACCAGACCGGGGACGGGTGGCGGTTCCTGCGAAAGGGCGCCGGGCACGTCGACGCGCTCTACGCCGCCGCGGGCGCCGTGTACCTGGCCCGGATGCTTCCACCCGCGGCCCCCATCCCACGATCGAGGATCTACTGATGCTGCGTCCCTGGGTGCCCCTGGCGGGCATAGTCCTCGCCCTGGCGGCGATCGTCGTGGCCGCCGTCCTCGCGGGCGGCTGGGTGCCCGCACTGTTCTGGGGCGGCGGGGCGCTGCTGCTGGTGTCGCTCCTGGCCTGGCTCGGCCGCCCGGCCCCGCAGCAGCAGCCCACGGACCGCGCACCCGCCCGCAGCCCCCTGGACGGCCGCTGATGCCGACCAGAGGCGGCATCGCCGCACGCCGCGCAGGAGAGTTCCTCCGGAACCTCGTCTACACCGGCACAGACACGAACACGGGCGAAACCCAGTCCTGGACCATCGTCACCGACCACGGCCCCGGCATGTACGCCGCGGACTGGGGCGGGGACGACACCTACCGCGGCGGGATGGCCCTCGCCGGGTGCTGGCGCGCCGCCCGCCTCCAGGCCGGGATCCTCGCCACGGTCCCCTGGGACGTGTACCGCGCCCGCGCGGGCGCGCAGGAGAAGATCCAGCCCCGTCCCGCGTTCCTCGAGCAGCCCGCGCCGCCGGAGACGCAGGTCGACACGTTCTCCTCGTGGCACCTTGACCTTCTGTGGCACGGCAACGCGATCGGGATCGTCACCGAGGTGGACCGGCAGGGCTACCCGGCGGCGATCGTGCCCGTGCCGGCGGAGATGGTGTCCGTGGAGCGCACCGGCCGCCAGATCCCCGGCTGGCCGGTCGGGTCGGTGCGGTACTGGGCTGGCGGGCAGTGGTGGCCGGCCGACCGCGTCATCCACGTGAAGGGTCTGTGCGCGCCGGGGGCGCTGCGCGGCATGGGCATCCTCGAGGTGCACCTGTCGGGTGCGCTGAAGCTGGCGCGGTCGCTTCAGGACCAGGCGAACAGCGTGGCAGACCACGCCGTCCCCAGCGTGCTGATCGAGTCGCTGAACCCGGATCTCACGCCGGAGGAGGCCGCGGATCTGAAGGCGAAGTACCTGGCCAGCCAGCGGACGCGGCAGCCGATGGTCCTGAACCCGGCCACGAAGGTGACGCCGCTGGCGTGGAATCCCGACGAGTCGCAGCTCATCGAGGCGCGGAACTTGTCGCTGATCGAGCAGGCGCTGCTGTTCGGGGTGGACCCGTCGTGGCTCGGTGCCGCGCAGACCACCCGCACGTACTCCAACGTGGAGACGGAGGCGACGAACCTGGTGAAGTTCTCCCTCATCGAGCACTTCACCCGGTTCGAGCAGGTTCTGACCCTGAAGACGCCGAGGGGGCAGCGGGTTGAGGCGAACCTTGACGCGATCCTCCGCGGCGACACCTTGTCCCGCTACCAGGCGCACGAGATTGCGGTCCGCATCGGCGTGCGTGCTCCGTCGGAGATCCGGGCGATCGAGGGTATGGCCCCACTTACGGCCGCGCAGCAGGCCGAGCTGGCCGCGCTGAGGCCCGTCGCCACGCCTCCCGTGGCGGGGCCCGCCGGTTCTCCCTCGGATGGGGAGAGTGGTGCGGGGGCGCCTGCTGTGCGGCGCGCGGACGGCGCGGACGGCGCGGACCTACACGCCTACTGGACGAAGGGCGAGGGCCTGGCTAAGTGGGTGGACCACCCGCACCCCTGGACAGCGCTCTACGGTCACCTGAAACGCGGGAAGGGCCTGACCGACGAGCAGGCTAAGCACATCGCCTCGCAGTGGTTCCACGACGTCTTCGGAATCTGGCCTGGAGAGCGCAAGGGCGACAACCCGGTGGGGCCGGGATGAGCGCCGCTGTCGATCAGCTCGCCCGCGGCGGGATCGCGCGGGCCGAGGACGTCGTCCGGATCGCAGCGGCGACCGGCCTGGAGCTCGCGAGCGCGTGCGCGATGCTCGAGATGGAGTCCTCCGGCGGGTTCAACATCTGGGGCCGCGACGGCGTGGACACGGGCGGGCTCTACATCAAGGGCACGCCCGTGACCGAGGCCTCCTATCGGGCCTACCGCTCGGCGGTGACGGGCGGGCGAATCGGCCACCAGGGTGTCGGCCCGTGTCAGCTCACCGCCGAGGACTACCAGGCGCGTGCGGACGCCCTCGGCGGCGCGCACGACCCGCTGGTCAACATGCGAGTCGGGTTCGAGACCCTGGCCAGCCACCAGCGCCGCTACGGCACCCGGGGCGGATTCGTCGCCTACAACGGCGGCGGCGGGGCCGTCCGCAACGCGCTCAGCCCCGCGCAGGCCTACGGCGACAGGGCGATGACCAAGCGCGCGAAGTGGCTCGGCTACCTCGCCGGCCTGGACACGAGTGCGCCCGCGGGCGCGGACGGAGAAGACGACATGCCCCTGTCGAACGACGACCTCGCGAAGATCCGGGACATCGTGTGGCAGGCGCCCATCCCGGACTACTACGCCCCGAACCTGCCCGCTCAGCCCGCGTTCGCGATGCTCGGCTGGGGCGCCACGCATGCCGCGAACGCGCGGGACCGTGCGATCGAGGCGCGGGACTCCGCGAATGGTGCGCGCGACGCTGCGTCGCACACGGTGCAGCTCGCGAGCGCGCTTCAGAGCGCCATCGGGTCGGTCGCGGCACCCGACTCACCGGTGGCCGATCTCGACTATCGGGCGTTCGCCCGCGCCCTCCTCGCCGAGATGGCGGCGCCCAGCCCGTTCCCTACCGCCGGAGGTACCCAGTGAGCGCCACACAGCCCGCACAGAAGCGCACCGGGCTCGCCGACAAGCCCGCTGACAAGAAGCCCCAGACGGTGCGCGACAGCGCCAGCAGTGACGACCAATGCGTGGTCAACGGCTGCACCGACAACGCAGACGTCGACCACGCCGTGATCCCCGACCTGTGCGCCGCACACAGGGCCTCCCGCCGCGGCGACTCCCTGCACCTCCAGCGGAAGGCGACCGATCGTGAGTGACGTCCTCTACCGGCCCGCCGAAGGCCTGGAGCTCCGCTCCGCGGCAGCCGGCGGCGACGGCCGCACCGTCGTCGGTATCGCAGTCCCGTACGGCGTACCGAAGCGCATCGACGACCAGCTGGTGGAGCAGTTCGCGCGAGGCGCGTTCGCCGACCAGCTCGAGCACGCACACCGCGCCGCCGCCCCGGGCGGTCGGCCGTCCTACCGTGTGCACTTCGCCCGCGAGCACGTTCAGCAGGGCGGAACCGTAATCGGGAAGGCCGTCGAGATCCGCGAGGACGGCGGTGGCCTGTTCACCGCGCTGCGGGTGTCGAAGACGCCGGCGGGGGAGGAGGCGCTCGCGCTGATCGAAGACGGCGTCCTCGACGAGTTGTCCGTCGGTTTCCGGACCCGCCCGGCCTGGTCGCGGCGATTGCCGGACGGCACGATCGAGCGCACCCGCGCGGAGCTGTTCGAGGTATCCATCGTGCTGCGCGGCGCCTACGACCGCGATGCCGTCGTGTCCGGCGTCCGCGCCGCCGAGGACGCGGCGGAGATCGCGGCGCGGTCCGCGGCCGACATCGACGTCCTCGGCCTGCTGTTGGTCGGTGCGTCGTGACTCCGTAGATCCGGAGCAGTCCGCTAGTCTCGCGGTGAGAAACCGCAACCCGGCTTCCCGGTCGCACCGATACAGCACCCCCGGCGCGCATAGCGCGCGCATGGCATCCCTGGTCGGACGGACACAGGCACCCCGGTGATCCTGTCCGCCCCACCCAGGGAGATCGCCCCGATGGGCAACACCTACCTGGACGCCCTGACCGGCGAGCGCACCGAGCTGCGCGGCAAGGTCTCCGGCGTCCGCGACAAGCTCGTGGCCGAGAAGCGGCCGATGAACGACACCGAGAAGGCCGAGACCGAGCAGTGGCGGTCCCGCCTCGCCGAGCTCGACACCGAGATCGAGGCAGTCGCGACGGAGGAGATCCGTGCGGCGAAGGTCGACGCCCTCGCCTCGCAGATCGTGACCGGCGCGGCCGAGAAGCCGGAGCCTCCGACCGACGAGCACACCCGCTCTCAGGGTGAGGGCGGCGGCGGGGCGGAGCGGTTGACCGGCACGGCGCAGGTCCGTGACCGCGACCCGGGCCACTACCGGTCCGAGGCCGACGGCGGTCAGCACTCCTGGTTCGGTGACCAGTACCGCGCCCAGGTCCTCCGCGACGACTCCGCGAAGACCCGCCTCGTCGAGCACGAGCGCGCGCTCACCGCCACCGGTGAGGGCCCCGGCCTCGTCGGCCCGAAGTGGCTGACGGAGCGCTACGAGGGCATCCTCCGGCAGGGCCGCGCGCTGGCGAACGCGGTGACGAACGTGCCGCTGGGCAACGACCCGCGGCCGATGACGCTGCCGAAGCAGACCGTCGGCACTTCGACGGTCGTCGCAGACCAGGCCGCGGAGAACGACGCCGTGGGCTCGACGGACCAGTTCGACACCAGCGTGGACACCATCACCCCGGGCACCATCGCTGGGTCGCAGATCTTCTCTCGCCAGTTCCTGGACATGGCGACCCCGGCGATCGACATGCTCATCTACGGGGACCTCGTCGCGAACTACAACCTTCAGATCGAGAAGAAGGTCGGCACCGCGATGATCACTGCGGCGGGTTCCGCCGTGGCCACCTTCGCGAACGAGGCCGCGTTCACCGGTACCGCCCCGGCCGTCCCCGCGGTTGACGCCGTGATCGACGCCGCCGTGGCCGTGCGCGCAGGCCGGTACGCGCCCGCGGACCTGATCGCCATGGGTGTCTCCCGGTTCGGGAAGTTCAAGAAGCTGAAGGACACGGCGGGCCGCCCCCTGGTCCCGATGAACCGCGGCGTGCAGAACATCTACGGCGTCGGGGACGCGGTCGCGGTCGAGGGCGACATCGAGGGCCTGGGTGTCATCGCCACCGAAGGTATCTCGACCGGCTCGTACCCGGAGTCGATCGTCGTCGCGCGGGCCTCAGACACGCTGCTCTTCGAGGGCAACCTGATGCGTTTCCGCTACGAGGAGGTGTCCGGACCGCAGTCGATCAAGGTGGGTATCTGGAACTACTACGCCGTGTCGGTCCGCCGGCCGGGCGTGGGCCAGAAGCGCATCGTCGTGACGGCGGCCTGACCAGTCATGTTGACGTGGCCGCCGCTGCTTGCCGACCTGAAGGCCGACCGGCAGATCTCCGACACCCGGGACGATGACCGGCTGTCGGCGGTGCTCGCTGCCGCGATCGCCTTCGTGACCCGTGTGCGCGGCGGCGACCTGAACCTGAGCGGCGATCCCGACTCGCCGCTCCCTGCGCCCGGCGCCGACATCGCTCTGGGCACCGTCCGGTTGGCCGGCCGCTGGCACGAGCGAGGCCGGTCACCGGACGGGCTGATCCAGATGGGCGAGTTCGGGGCGGCCCGGATCCCCGGCCTTGATTCGGACGTCGAGCGGCTCCTCGGGATCGGGCGCTACCGCGGGCCGGTGATCGCGTGAGCGACGTCGTGGACAACGTGGACCAGATGTGGGATGCGCTCGAGGAGGCGCTGAGCGGTGTCGAGGGTTGCCGGGTCTACCAGGACCCCGGGGCCACGCTCGACCCGCCCGCGCTCGTCGTGATCGCCCCGTTGCTCACCTGGGACGGCTACCGGTCGGTGCCGTCCGAGGCGACGTTCACGGTGCTCCTCGCGGTGAAGTCCGACGATCGGGCGAACCAGCGGCTCCGCGAGCTCCGGCCGCTCGTCTCGGCCGCCATCGAGTCCGTGGAGGACGCGGTCCTCATCCGGGCGATTCCGGGCGCAACTCCTAACGGGAGCGGCGGCGCCCTGCCCTCATACCTCTTCGAAGTGGAGTGCTCGCTGTGACGGCGCACAACCGCAAGCTCAAGACCCTCACATTCGACATCGACGGCACCGAGTTTCAGATCCAGTGCAACACCTGGAAGATCGTCAACAACTCTCAGGAGGGGGCGAAGCAGTACGTCTACGTCCCCAACGAGGAGTTCAACGAGGAGTCGGACCCGGACTACTCGCTCGAGGCGACGTTCTTCTCGGACTGGCGCTCGGCTGGGATCTCGGATTTCTGCTGGGAGCACGACGGCGAGACGATCCCGGTCACGATCGATCACCACCCCGACATTCCCGCGGAGCACGTGCGGTGGACCGGCGAGGTGAAGATCAAGGCCCCCGATGTGGGCGGCGATGTCCGGACCACGGAGGTCACCGCGGTGACCATGACGTGGCAGGGCAATCCCCTCAACTCGCGGCCGTAAGGGAGGGCTGACACATGGCTGTCGTAGACCTGACCGCGGACGCGGTCGCACCCAACGCCGCCGGTGCGGTGCTGACCCGCATGGGCGGCGTCCCCACGGCCGAGGGCGACATCATCAACCCGGGCGACCTGTACCTGATCTTCAATGGGTCGGGCGCCTCGATCACGGCGACCGCGGCGAGTGTGGCCACCGACTCCGGGATCGACATCCCGGACGCCGTGGTGACCGTGGCCGCGGGCGCGTACGCGGTCGCGAAGTGGTCGAGCCGATGGGCGCTGCCCGCCGACGACCCGACCTACCCCGGCAAGGTGAAGGTCGTGCTCTCGGCGACGGCCTCGGTGAAGCGCGCCGTCATCGGCCGCTAGCGATCCCGCCCCGGTCCCGACCGTGCTCCCCGCGGCCGGGCCCGGGGCCTCGTCATGCCCGCCCAACGACCCCTGAAGGAATCCCCGAGTGCGCATCCTGCTGACGGTCCGGCCCGACGAGGGCGAGCCGTACGAACTGACCGCGGACTCCCGCGACCTGATCGCGTGGGAGGACGCCAAGCCCGGCCGCAAGTCACCCGACCTGCTGACCGGCAACTACACGATGAAGGACCTCACCGAGGTGGCTTGGCGGGCGGCCCGACGCGACGGCCGCCCCGACACCGGGTCGCTGAAGGAGTTCATCGCCGCCCACGGCGTGGAGTCCGGACACGCGCTCACCCGAGAGGCGGCGATCAAGGCGGCGGCCGAGGCGGACCAGGACGAAGCCGAGGAGGAGGACGAGGCGTCGGACCCTACCCGGACGGGTCGGTAGCCCGCGCCGTGGTGGCCCTGGCGATCAACACCGGCATCCCCTACTCGGTGTGGATCTCCGAGCCCCCGCGGGCGCTGGAGACGGCCCTTGAGCTGATGACGTCGAAGCCTCCCGACACCGCGGACCCCGGTCCGGATGGCGGGGCGATACAGATGAGCGGGTGATCACGTGGCAGGAGTGGAGCTGAGCGTCGCCGTGCGCGGCGCCGCCGAGCTCGCTCGGGCGTGTCGGAGGATCAGCCGGGATGCCGACAAGGAGCTGCGCGAGCAGGCCTTCGACATCTCCAAGGTGCTCGCCGACCGCGTGAAGTTCGCGGGTGCGGCGTCGGATGCCCAGTCGGCGCGGGCGGCCAGGACGGTCCGTGAGCGTCGGAACCGGTTTCCGTCGATCACCGCAGGCCCTCACCCCTTGTTGTTCGGCAGCGAGTTCGGCGCCAACGGACGGTTCGGCTGGTTCGGCGCCGTCCGCTACTCCAACTCGCCGGCGCGCCAGTTCCGTCCGCACCTCGGTGCCGGTTCGTACTGGTTCTTCCGCACGGCGGACGCGATGCAGCCATATGTAGAGGCCGAGTGGACCGAGGTTGCGGAGCGGCTTGTGGAGGAGTGGCCGCGTGGCTAGTACCTCCTCACAGATCAAGATCATATTCGACGGCACTGCCCGCGGTGTCGTCACTGCGGCGGGCGAGGCCCAGGCCGCACTCAAGGCCGTGGACGACGACAGTTCGAAGCTGTCGAAGACGATGGGCAAGCTGGAGACGGCGTCCGGCACGGCGATTCGCGGCGTGCTCTCCCTCGGTTCGGCGGTCGGATCCCTTCAGACCGTCGGCGCTGCGGCCTCCTCGCTGGCGACCATGTCCGGCGCCCTGGCCGTGATGCCAGCCGTGGCGCTGGCCGGTGCGGCGTCCCTGGTGGTGTTCAAGGCGGCCTCCGACGACGTGAAGACGGCCGTGGAGTCCCGGCTCGGTCCGTCGATCGACAAGCTCCAGGACAAGATCGGCAAGGCGTTCCTCACCGGCTGGGACAAGGAACTGGACGGGGTGGCGCGCAAGACCCTCCCGGAGTTGTCGGGTGGGTTCGAGGCGGTCGCGCTCCAGGCGGGCCAGGCCGGGACCAACGTCCTCAAGATGGCTCAGGGCAACGCCGTGATCACGGACCTCAAGGCCGTGCTCAGCGGGACCGCGGACGCCTGGGACGGGCTCAAGACGGCGCCCGCCGACGTGCTCCACGGCATCATCACCCTTGCCGGACAGGGCTCCTCCGAGCTGGGCGGGCTGGGCGATGCGGTCGGTGACGCCGCGGCCAAGTTCGAGAGGTGGGCCGAGGCGGCGGCCAAGGGCGGCAAGGTCACCGCATGGATCCAGGGCGCCAAGGCCGAGTTCCGGGACTGGGGCGTGGTCCTGGAGAACATCGGCGACATCGGCGAGGCCGTGTTCGACGGACTGTCCCTCGGCGGCTACGACCTGGCCAAGAGCCTCGGCGACTCGACCGGCGCGCTCAAGGACTTCCTCAAGTCCGCAGAGGGTCAGGACGCGCTCAAGTCCCTCGGGGAGGTGCTCGGCACCACGGCCGAGGTGACGCGGGACGTGCTCTTGACCGCGCTCAAGGAACTCGCGCCGGTCATCGTGGACATCGCGCCCGCGGCCGAGGAGGTGGCGCGGGCGATCGGTGACTTCCTGGTCGGCGCCCTGGAGACGGTCGGCCCGATCCTTCAGGACGTCGCTCGGTTCCTGTCCGATCACAAGGAGATCGTGGGGGACCTGGTCCCGCTCGTGCTCGGTGCCGTGGCCGCCTACAAGGGCCTCAAGATCGTGTCCGAGGTGGCCGGATGGGTGCAGGGGGCGACCGGCGCGCTCGGGAACCTGGGGAGGAGTGCCGAGGACGCGGGGAAGAAAGCG